ATGGGCGCCTACGAGACACGGGGCGGCGTGCCGAAAGAATGGGTAAGGGTGGGGCTCTGCTCCGTCGTACCGATTCTTCTTTCGTTGCGATATATTTGGACGAGGGCACGCAGTTTCCGAGGGAAGGCATGGATTATGTTTCAGACAGCGCTGGTGATGGGGGGCCTCGGGACAATCGTGCGAATGCGCCTGAAGTCAATGGCGCGCACGGTGTATTACCGGCGGTCCGGCTCCGAAGAACCGATAGCGGATTCGTCACCGGCTGGTGAAGAAGCAGCTACAGTCGCAGCCGTGCCTGAAGGGGGAACTCCTGCCGCCCCCCCGCCATCACCAGAAGCCCCTCCGCACGAACCACCACCACCGCCGGGACTGGACCCACCTGAGGGCAGAGTCGAACCAGAGAACGCCATTTTGGCGAGGGACGACCTGCCCGAAGAACATGGGCCACCAGAGAGGGCGAGGGCAGCGCGAAGGCCGAACGAAAATGAGGATATCGTGATGAAAGAGGAGAATGGGCGGTACGTGAGGACAGAAGTCGGAGAGCAGGAGGTCTGGTGCATACTGGGCCAGAATTTTTCGTCTTCCGCCGCCACCGACCACGCGCAGCGTGTCGGTGTGCTAACTGGACCAAACGCAAAACCGCCCCTTGTGTATGCTAACACCGCCGACAACGTCGAGGCAGCCATCGACAGGCGACTGACAATGAAGGCCAAGAAATGTACGTGGACTGACGCGGACAAGAAGAAGGTCGGGAGGATGGTTAGCGACGCGATAGGACACAAGGGTATTTTCCAGAGGGCGAGGGTCGACGCATGGTTCCGGAGACACTTCAACGTGAACGAATGGAAGTCAAAGAAGTGGAGCGATGAGCGCATGCAGACGGCTATAGAATGCTTGTTACGGGAGATTGACCCAGAGTTTCGCCTCAAGACCTCAATCAAAGCGGAGGACATGCCCGAGGGCAAGCCCCCACGATTCCTCATCGCGGACGGCGATGCGGGCCAGGTAATGGCCCTCGCCTCTATCAAGTGCTTCGAAGAATTATTATTCGAGACCAACGAGGAGCACTCAGTAAAGCACGCCTCGAAAAGCGTGGCGATGCAGCGGATACTAGGGGCCATGAAAGTTCCGGCCAAGCGGAAGGCCAGAGGCTACACGTTTGTGGAGGGCGACGGCAGTGCGTGGGACACGACGTGTAACCACACTGTCAGGTGCGCCATTGAAAACCCTGTCGTTGAGCACATTGGAGCAGTATTGTGTGAGCTTGGCTTAGTGCCTGAGCAGTGGGTGAGGGCCCACGAGAAGGTGAACAAGGGCCGCACATACAAAGTGTACTTCAAGAGGCTCGGACAGGTTTTCAAAGACGAGATACCTGCCATCCGCAGGTCTGGCCATCGCGGGACGTCGGTGTTGAACTACTGGGTGAACTACGTCATGTGGGTTTGCGCGGTGTTCGACAGTCCTTCGCGGTTCCTGGACCCGAAGGCGCGTGTGGGCACAGACGTCAGTGGGGAAGAAAGGTGGTTTTTCGGAGCGTGGGAAGGCGATGACTCGGGCGTGCAGACCAGCCCAAAGCTGGTAATGGTCACGGACGAAGACAGAGGCGCTCTCCGGAATGGGACGAAAACCTACGACGACCTCACTGATGCGGGTAGACTTGTCACCACCAAGGTGGTCGAGACGTCCGCGAAGGCGCTCGACTTCTGGGACCGGGCCGGTTTCAACATGGTATTCATATTCGCGAAGCAGCGGGCGACAATAGTTGGTATGCACGTCCATTTGGACTCAGATGACCAGGGGAACACCGCACCTTCGGGCCTGTATTGCCCAGAGCTGCCGAGGGGAATAGGGAAGAATCTTTCCTGCTCACCTGCGGCGCTACACATGGTCCGCGACGGATGTCTGAAGGGTTTCAGGCGCATAGCAGCGGCCGCCAATTTGGCGCGTGCCGCGGACTACGCAGGTATCCTTCCGACCGTCAGCCGCAAGTACAAGGAGTATGCCGACCGGCTCGATGCTGGCGACTATGACGACCGCGAGATGTCAATGCACATCTCGGGGGAGGAAGGGCTTTCAGCTACCGGCATACGTGATGAAATAGACTTGCGGAACTCGAAGGTTTCCCCAGACGATGAGAAGGAGACAATGGACAAATTGTGCTACTGTGCGAGTGAAGACGAGCTGGCCCAGTTCAATGGTTACCTGTGGGACTTAGACACGGTGACCGACCATGACGGGTACAGCAGATCTTTGCCTGCCAGCTGGAAAGCTGGCGGAAGCGTCTAGGAGAGGAGGAATCACGGGTGTCGCCGCCCACAAAACCCAAAAACAGGGTAATTGGCGGCCCGTAGCATGTCAGGTGAGCGCCCACCATGGGGTGGAATGAGCGGCCTGAACTTTCGCACTGCCGTGGTGCGCAAGGGGTGCGCGGGGAGGAAAATGCCCCAGCGTGAGATGACCGCGTTGTCCTAGAGGGGGTTTACCGTCTCGCCCAGTGTTGGACAACTAACTGTGCCCTAGTAGGAGGTCAGCCTTATTCTTCCAGCCCTACCCCGTGTCTGGCGGGCGGGTCAGAGCCTGTGTGGGAGCCGAACACTCTCCCTGAGGTGTGGCGCAGACGTGGAGCCGGAGTTGAGCACCGGTAAGGATTAGCCATCCTGAATCCACGTACCCCGAGTCCCCCCTAGGGAAGGGCACCTCCAGTGGCCTGGGTAACCACGTAGGAGGAAAGTCGAAGCTGGTCACGTGCGCGAAATCGCTCGTGGTTGGTTAGGGGACCAGTGGTGATGGTTGCGGTACCGTAGTGGTAGGCGTACTACCATGGGATTCTTAAAGGTAACGTACCGGACGTAGTGAGCTATGGGCCAGGCAAATACGAAATCCGGCAACCTACCGCGGAAGGGACACTGTGTAAGTGCGGCCTTGTCGCCCCCTACCTCGGAATCCCGCTCATGTATAGGCCAGACTGAAACTCGAC